CAAGTCATTTCGTTGGTCAGTTTTACTTACAAGATCCTTAGCGATCTCTTTTAGTTTTGCTGTTTCTTTTTGAATGTCACCTATTTTGTTTTCTGTTTCAGACTTTTCAAGTATCAAACGCTGTAATAAAGTTTGTTCAGCAATAAGTAGGTTGTTTGTATCAACAATCTTTTGATTGATTTCTAAGTATTGGTCGTACAGTTTGTCAACCTCTTCCCACTTAGCATTAAGATCTACCTGTGCAGTTTCAAGTTCATCAATCCTATCTAACTTTTCTTCTGACATACTTGCTTTGAAGTCATGCGGTATGCCTTGTTTACAAGTAGGGCAGTCATCATTGTTATGATAGAAGTCTAACTCTCGTCTAGCGTCTCTAATTTTTCTATCAAACTCGGCTTTGAGGGCTTCCAATTTTTGCTTTTTTGATTCAACTGAGCCCAAACTCTCCTTCTCTGCTGTGCTAGCATTTGCGTCCTCTGTAAGTTTCTCAATCTTTGATTGCGTTGCATCTATCTCTCCTTGTATCTTGTCTATTTTTTCCTGTTTGTCAGTTTGTAAAGTTTCAATGTAGGACTTCTGTACCTTACCTTTTTCTTTTACAACCTGTATTTCACCTTCAATAAATCTAAGTTTTTCTTTTAGGTTCGTTACCTTTTCCTTGAGGACTTCTTTCATACGTGTAAAAATACTTATGTCTAAGATATCCTCAATAATTTCTCTACGTTGACCCAAAGGCAACTGCATGAAAGGAGTAAAGGATGCTGAACCAAGTATCACAATCTGTGTGAAGGACTTGTAGTTAAGTTTCAGTATATTCTCTTCCAAATGTTTTTGATAGTCACGTACACTAGCATTTTGATCTACCATGCTACCGTCTATCTCAATCTCAAATACACCTGGAAGGCTACCTCTACGTACAAGGTATTCTGTTTTGCCTATTGTAAATTCAACCTCTACCAACAGTTTCTTTTTGTTGATAGAGTTTACCAGCTGAGGCTTTGAAATATTTCGGAAAGGTTTATTGAATAGTGCAAAGGTAATAGCATCAAGCAGTGTTGACTTACCTGAACCATTCTCACCCACAATGAGTGTACTAGGACTTCTGTCTAGTTTTATTTCGGTAAATGCGTTACCAGTAGATAGAAAGTTTTTCCATCTGATTGTTTTGAATTTTATCATGCAACATCCTGTGCCTCAACATATAGAGACTGTAACATTGTTTTGAGTTTTTCTTTATCAACATTCAATTCAATGCCGTCTACGTATTCTTTGAGGAGTGTCATTGTATCTTCTAAGTTTACATCTTCACCGACAGCCTCGTCTTCAAACTCGGACAAGTCCTCAATGATTTTTAACTCAATTAAATCACAAGTGTATAGGTTATCAAGGAACTTTTCAAATAAAGATACATTTGTTTTCTTTACTACAATTAACCGTACACACTTACCTCGTATAGACTCAAAAGAATAATTATTAAGAGTTGCAATACTTCCGGGTTCACTGTCATCATAATAGATCTTAGCAAACATTTGATTTGGATTATCAACATAGCTTAACTCCTGGTTGTCGCAATCAAATATAGCAAATCCTCGTGGGTCATCATAGTCCGACCAAGTTATCTCATATGGGTTTCCCATATAAGTGATATTTCCTTGACTATGCCTATGATGGAAATGACCACTAACGACACGCTGAAAATTACTAAAAAGCTTAGCGTCCATACCGTGAGGGTTAGGAGTCCCACGATACATCTGGTAACCTGAGAACTCGAAGTGGCCGAAGCACACCGTTGCCCGAGTTCCGTTAACCATGTCCATGCTTCGCTGATAATTGTCTGTGCATATCCAAGGGAGGAGTAGGATTGTAGTTTTTCCCATAGTGACTTCAGTTGGTTCTTCATATAAGTAAACATTATTATATTCTCTCAATAATAAATTAGGCGAGTTTACTTCATTTGTATTTTTAAAATAAGTGTCATGGTTGCCCGGTATCATATGAATATCAATACCTAAGTCTCGTGCCTTATCAAAAAAATATTCTTTACAGCTCTTTAAACTATTGTAGTTTATATATTTACGTCTGTCAAATGTGTCGCCAAGGTCAAAGATAGTTTTAATGCCATGTTCTTCCAAGTAAGGGAAAAAAGTTTCTTCATAAAACTTTCGGAAGTAAGCATCAAATTGTAATGAATCACCTCTCGCACCGAAGTGTAAGTCGGTAACTAAAGCTATCTTCATTCACGCTCGTATATAGCAGAATTAGCACCGTGTTCCCTTACTTCACACGATACGCAATAACATCTACCATTTGTCAAATTCTTAACAACAGAATCGGCATACCAAAATGCTTCTTCTGCAAATTTCTCACAACCAACGCCTGGTAGTATGACAACCTTAGCAAGTCCTTTGTCTTGTAGTGACATAAGTTCTTTTACTTCTGGGTCATCTCTATCTACAACCAAAGTATGGTCAAAGTTATCTTCTAACCAATCCTTTAGTTCTTTCAAGCCACCAAAGTCTACTACCCAGTTTTTATCATCAAGTATTTCACAGCCAAACTTAAAGCTGAATCCTAATGAGTAACCGTGTAGCAGTGAACAATGGCTGTGCGTGGCATTAGGTTGTCGGAATACACACGACAACCCACGTTCATGCCCATACGTTTTCGTTGAATAATGTTTCATCTGTTCTCCCACTTGTATGCGTGTTCTACAATATCAGCAAGAGTATATTTAGGTACCCAATGTAATTCATTCATAGCAAGTTCAATAGCTGCGAATGTTTTCGCTGGGTCACCTTCTCTCCTGTCACCATAATTTATTTCAATGTCCTTACCTGTGTATTCTCTGAAAGCATCAATCACTTCCAATACACTTTCTCCGTTACCTTTACCAATATTAAATACCTGATACGGACCATTATTATCTAAATAATATATTGCATCAATATGTGCTTGTGCAATGTCAACCACGTGTGTATAGTCACGGATACAAGTACCATCAGGTGTGTTGTAGTCATTACCAAACACTGTAAACGGTTCGCCTTTGCCGAAACACCTTGCAAGAATAGGAATAAGATGTGAATATGTTTCCTGTTCATAGCCATGCCTGTTCAATACATCAGCGCCGGCAGCATTGAAATATCTAAGTGACAATGTTTTGATACCGTATGCGTGTTCGTAGTCTTTGAGAATTTCCTCAAAGAAATGTTTTGTACGACCATATGGTGACATAGGATCCTTTCTGTTTTTTTCTGTTGTCGGAAAGTCTGGATTGTCACCGTATACACTGCTTGAGCTACTGAAGATAAAGTTCTCAACACCCGCCTGAATACACTTGTCTAAGAACCTGATACTGCTCACAATATTGTTATTGTAAAACACTGATGGTTCTTCAACGCTACGGCCGACTTCATGGTCAGCAGCAAAATGAATGACAGTTTTAATATCATTTTGTTTGAGTATTGTTCTAACAGTGTCCGAAGAAAAGTCTACACAAACCCCTGGTCGTGTAAGATCACTTGCCCAGTCTACACCGAATACTTCAAAGCCTTGTTCGACCAGCTGGATATAAGTTTGATACCCAATGAACCCTTTACTACCTGTGACCAATACTTTCTTATTCATACTTTGCCTTCGCTACGTATTTACGATATGTTGTGGAATCTCGATACAATGAATTACTAAGAGGACCTTTTATGATACAGTCCAATGTCCTGTCAATTGTGCCGTCCTGATAATCACTTATCATACCTATATTATACATAGATGTATCATAGTTGTCAATATTAAATGTCATCTTTTCTAATTTGTCTAAAGCGTCTTCTATTGACCAAGGAACATACATATGGTTAGCATTATTAGCAAACACCTCGGGGAAACTTCTGTATGCTGGGAACAGTGTCAAACAACCCATAGTGTCTGCCTCGCTGACTGTATTACTAACCCAATCTTGTAACGCACAGTTGAATAGTATTTTACTGTCAGCCAATAAACGATAGTAATCATCCTTTTTAAGACCAGTATACACTTTGAAGTTTGCTGTGTCTCCTGCCTGTAGTGCCATTGCTCTGTCTACATACTCCTGACGATTACTTTTTAGTTCAGGGTGACCACAGAAAATAGCAAACTCCATTGTTGGATCAATTTTGTAATATGCTTCAGCCAAATCCATATAAAAGTGTGGTTGTTTCTCATCGTCCCAGCGAGAAGAATATGCTACTCTATTCGTTCTATCAATAATGTTTTTACGATATAGAGGTGATACTCTTTCTAAGACTTCACTCTTACCGAAAGGCAATCCTGTAACATAGATTGGACATTTGAATCCTGCAATACGAAGATGGGCTACAAATTCTTCTGATGCTACCATGATACCATCAACAAACTGGTCAACCATTTCTTCATACTTACGCATCCAATCAAACATACCTTCACGTATTAGGAAGTCATCTGGATCTGTAGTCTGTGCTAAGAAACGAAGGAACACTTTAGGTCGATACTCAGGAGGTGACTGTTGCATAATGTATGGCAAACATTCAAGTCCGGGAGTGTACATATCCTCGTAAAAGATTACGTCTTCGTTTGTCACTTCACCGTTCTTCATCTTTTGAATCAGGTTCATGTGTTGTGCTAAACTATAATAAGTTCTACCATGGGCATCAAGCACACTACCAGTGACAATAGCTTTGCTATTATCAAGTTCAAGTCCGTGTACAACCTCATAGTCAATACCGATTTCTTTGAATACTCGCTCGTTCCATTCTTGTAACTGTAAAGTGTAACGTGCTTCGTAGGACTCTAAGCCCATGTAAAATAGTTTACGCATTATATACTATCGCTCCGTTTTCATCATCTTCAAATACTTCAACCACACACTGCCTGTTAGGATAGTTTGCCTCAACATAGTCCATGAGATCCTGACCAAGCATTTCACATGATTTATAATCAAGTTGCATGATACCTTCATCAAACAGTCCTTCAAGTTCACGTTTGAACAGAATAAACTCTACGTCCCTGTCATCGTGGAACACTTCTAGTGTAACATAGAAATGAAACATATGGCGGTGAGGGTGTTTGAGAAACTCAACACCCTCTGGCGCATCAGGATAACAGTGGATGCCTTCTTTCTGAAAGCTCACTTTGATAAATACATTACGTTTTTTTACTGGCATTGAACCACTCCGGTACTTGTCTATTTGTCCATTTAGCGAAGTCTCGCTTGTATGTTCTGTAGTAATTACGATACCCGTGTAATGGGTCAGTCATCTTAACATCATCAGGCATTGCCTGTGGTAGGTTAGTGACACAAGAGCTAGACATATTTTTAGGTGTCTTAACTAGTATATGTTCTAGCTTCTCCTGTGTCAAGTGTTTTCTCCCATACCTATGAGTATATTCTTTACAAAGTTCTATCCACAAACTATACAAGTAGCCGTAGTTTTCTTTTGTCATTCTACACCACTTGCCTGATGGATGATTAATGTGTGATGCTTTGTACAAGGTGTTCTCAAGATTACTATCCATCATTCGCCAACGCTTAATGTTGCGATTGTTTTTAGTTTTGTCCTGATACATATCACCATCAAGTACACGGTGTGCTGTAGACATTAACTGTGCATACTCTATAATCATCTTGACCACGTGTTTGTCGCAATGGTGTTGTGCGCAAAGTCTAGTGTCAGGGTGTAGATAAAATATATTCATAATTAGCTCATTACATTAGTGAATGTAGTTTCAAACTCCTCGTTAAGAGCAGTCTCATCTTGGAAGTTGCCTTTGTAATATACATTTGCCATTTTACGGAACACTCGCTTATCAAGTCCTTCCTCATCGACTATCTTTGGTTACAAACCGACGATATTTTCGATGTGATGGATATGCAGGGTCAGGTGCTTCCCTCCCAACTGTATTACCAGCTGGTACCCATTTTGCAGCATCGCGCCATCCATCAGCGCAAACATCGCACTCATCACCTTCCTGGATAATCTCACCCTTTTTTAATATACGGTATTCCATCATACAATCTTCGCATTTAAAAATACAGTGTAATCGTTAGGACGATCGTGTATCTTTTTTACAATCTCACGGATAAGTTCTCGTTCTGCTTGTGCTCTTGTCATAGCATCTGAAATTTCTACAATTGCGTTTCTAACCTTTTGTGCGTCCATTATATACTCCTTTTTAAAGTAAGTCAAACAAAATATGAAGTCGATCAAAAATAAGATTACCATTAAGTGCGGTATGCGGTTTAGTCGTATTAGTCAACCAAGCGCTACCGTCTGCTGGCATACGTTTTACCTCATCATCTATAATCATCATGCACTGGTCATTTGTGGATAGAGGAATGTGTATTCTTTTTGTGGTGTCTGCGTGTAATGAAAAACATCTTTGTCCAGGCAACAACATTATACGCACACGGGCAAAAGGATAATCCTGTTTAATAGTGTTGTGTACTTCTTCATAATATGTACCTTTTAAAAAACTATTCATCTCAGTAAAGTTTCGGCAAGTTAGTAAAGCGCCAGTACCTACAAACCAATTAGGTTCACCTGGAGGGTGTGTCAGACATATTTGATTCTTTTCTCCCCAACCTACTAGATTAGTTATATTATACACATCTTTTTTCAATAAGTCAATATCAAATTGATAATCTAACCGTATAAAGTTATCCAAACAATGCCTCCAATGAAGGTTTTTCCAGAGGTGCTATGTGTGAAATGCTTGCTGACTTTTTATTGGCCTTAAATATAGGTGCCCATGTATTCATCCAATTATTGAATGTGGCCACATCTTTTACATCAAACAATGCTTTGGCCGCGCCAGTTGGATATTTTTTATCAGCTAGCCTAATAAGTGCTTCCTTGTCGTGCATATACTTTTCAATCTGATACATGAAGTTCTTTATACTAGCACAACACATAGCAGTTCTACCTTCGTACCAATCAAGCAAACTACCGTACTGTTCTAGGTATGGAATAGAAGGTGTGTTCAATACTTCATGGAACTTTTCAAGTGACAGCGACAAGGGCCAATATTGTTTTATATCATTGTACATAACCTCATACTCTCTGTTAGGTACAAATGCTCTTGCCTCACCTACAAGAGGAGCATCAGCTGCTCTTGCTCTATCATACTTCAAAGTTTTGCCTTCACCTTGTACGAAATGTCCATTGACAATCTCACCTAACATATAATACAGACCTGTTTCTACTGCCCGTGTGTGAGTTGTAGAGTCATATGATACATGAACATCACCGTACATACCATTCTGTAGAAAGATAAGATAAGGTATCATGCGTGACACAGCACCTACTCCTAAGATATGTAAGTGTAGTTTACCTGTTTCGTCTCGCACAGGTACTTGAGTAGCAAAAAATGCTTTTTGTATATCTTCAAGTGGCCCTGTACCCAATGCCGCACCACCCATTGCCACACCGCCTATACGAGTGTGATCCTCTTTAGGCACTGTTTCAAGTATAGTGTCAGTCCATTCAAGATAAGTTTCTAAGTCACCGCCTTGACAGATCATAAAAGGTTTGCAGGGGCTATTGTTTTGTTTGAATACTTCAATCTGTCGCTTAACATTCTCTGCTGTTTGTTTAGCATACTTGTGACGATTTGCTTTATCAAAGTATCTATTTGTTGTATCGTTTCTGTCAGATGCGCCTGTAGTAATAACAGGTATCTCATCAAAACACATACCAACATCTGCCCACTTGCTTTGATCCTGATACACTTCTTCTCTGAGTGTATTCATATTAGTTCCTTTAGGAATTTTATGAGCAAGTGTCACCATCTGTAGTCCGCCGGAGTCAGCGTGTAACTGATGAATAGATGGTTTGAAGTTACTTAGACGAGGACCGAAATTACTTTCTGCCCATGCGTTGTACAGTAAGGAAAATGTGTGACCCGGTTGGTCATCAAAGAAGTGGTGAAATATTTTGTTCACCAAATCAATGTTGTCTTGACTATCCTGTAAAGATGGATTGGACAGCCTCATATAAGAGGTGCCTGATGCTACGTATTCTAATTTCACGATTTCAATATCTCTATAATTAATTTGGCTTCAGCAATAGCGTCATGTAACGCATTGTGATTCACACCTGTTTTTTCTAGTTTTTTGCCTAGTATGTTTGATAATGTACGTAGGCAGTATATGTCCCAAAACTTCCACGGTAAGTGTTCACCGTAGACTTTATTCTTGTCGTACCCAATAGCATAATATGCTGATTCTAAAATACTTATATCAAAGTTAGCACCGAAGCCCCATATAGGATTGCCCACCTCATAAAAGTCAGCAAACTTATGTAGTGCTTCAGTGAGAGGGACAGGGTCTTTCATCCAAGCATCCCGTGCCTCTTTACTTTGTTTTGTCCACCACTCAATTGTATTCTTGTCAAAGTGTAGTCCTACATCCTTACAAGTTTGAGGATCAATGTTTATAAAAAACTCCTCAAGTATTCCTTCTTCCAGTGAAAATTTGACAGCACCAATAGACACGATACACCCATTGGCATGAGTGCTTAGTGTTTCAAGGTCTACTACAAACTGTGGTTGATTAGGTTTTATTCTCATCTACAAGAGTATTCCTGTTGTAATTTAATGTTGTCAAAGAATTCTTTTTTAGTGTCAGGGTTATTAAAGAAACTACCTTTGAGTACAGTTGTCTGTGTCAAGCTACTGCCCGCCATGATGCCTCGGTTCTCACAACAACCATGAGTCGCTTGAATATAAACACCTACGTTCTCACTGCCTGTTGCTTCTATAATTTCTTTAGCAATATCATTACACAGTTCTTCTTGTAATGTGCCTCGTCTAGCACACCACTGAGCGATACGTGTATATTTAGACAGTCCAATAAGTTTATCAGCAGCTATGATACCTATGTATGCTACACCACTGACAGGCTGGTGATGGTGTGAACACATTGACTTTAGTTCGCTACGTACAACAAGCATACCATCATACCCATCATCAATATGATTAGGAAATGCTGTAGCATTAGGCATAGGATCATAACGACCAGCCATGAGTTCGTTCACATACATCTTAGCAAGTCGCCTTGCTGTGCCTTGTGAGTTAGGATCTGTTTCTCTGTCAATAACTAGACTGTCAAGCACACCCTCAAACTTTGTAGTTAGTTCATTTATTAGGGCTTCTTTGTCACCGCTTTGCATGACTTCTGAGATATTGTCTGAGGCATAATATCTTATGCCTGTTGCATTTAACCTATGTTTAATTGTATCACTTATCATTATCAATGATTCCTTGATCCCAGTTTCTTGCACAATCTTCTGCGTAATAAAGACTCTTGCCAACTAGTTCTCTTGTTTCAATTAGTTTTTCATTTTCGTACATTTCCACAACATAACAAGTATCGGGTCCTTTTGAAGAACCATTGTTATAGGGTTGTTGACGAATAACGCTTGTTCTTCTTGTCATCATACCTTCTCCCAAGGAAAATCTAACCATCTACTATCATTATATAGATTACCTGCAACAAAGTCAATCTTTATATCAGGCCTTTTATTATACATAACAGCCCACTTGGCTTTCGGGGCGTGTACTTTAATCTGTTCATATGTTCGACCAGAGTCAATAAGGTCGTCTACAATCAACACATCTTCTGAGTCGTGTACTTGAATCATATTAGTCCATTGCACATTGTCATCTCTAGTTTGCCATACGACAGGGACAAACTTAGCATTGAGGTGGTGTGAAATCATTACACCAGGGACAAGCCCGCCTCTGGAAAGACCGACTACAGTTTTAATTTTAGTCCCATTAAAGTTAATCTTACCAACAATTGTTCGCACACAATCCTCAACCTCTTGCCAAGTGATAGGTACAGTTTCTATTTCAGGCTCGACAGTAAAATGTTTTTTGCCTATGTTCACAGTTCCTCCCATACACCTAGTATCTCAGCGGCTATAAGAAGAACACCTGCAAGCGGTACTTGAAGTGTAATTAGTGACCAGCCAGCCCACATTCTTACTGCGCTTTTTACCAGTGAAATATAAAAATGTTTTTTGCTTACGTCTTTAGGTTCCAATTTGATTTCCATATACATAACAGTGATTACGAGTAGCTACCTTGTAGCCTTTTTCCATAGCCACATTACATATAGCAGCTACATTCTCTTGCTCTTCTTTCGTGGCGCCTGCAGGCATGATCCATATGTCAGGCTTTTTCATTTCTGCTTGCTTAGCATACCGTGTTATTTGGTCAGCATAAAAATCTATTTCACGCCAGGCGTCTTTGCTACCATTACAAACAATCTTTATAATGCCTGTACTTTTTGTGCCTTCAATATATGACATAAAGTTGTCAACATCAAATGCTCTTTCTTCACCTGCTGTATGCCACGTCTTAGGACTGATTGCCCAATGCCAACGTATACCCATTTCTGCTAGGTATACATTAATAAATTCTTGTAAGTCTTTGTTTAGTTTTTTAGTACCGTTTGTTTCTACTGTAATAATCTTAGGCACATTACCACGGATAAGAAACTCATTAACAATTGCTTTCATCTGTCGCTGTTGTAGCATGGGTTCACCACCAGTAAACGCAAGCATATTTTCTTGTTGACTTAGTGGGTGTGTGAATTTACCATGCGGTAAAAGTGATTCAAGTTTGTCAGCGGCACCTTCGATTGTAGTATCAGTGGCCAAATGTTTATATTCTTTTGACCATGTGTAGGATGAGTCACAACCATACTCCCATACAGGAAGATCCTCTACTCGCTTGACATCAATCAAGTCATACTCTTTGTATGGGAGTTTCCAAGTAGAGGGTTCAGTCGGTTGTTCTTGGCCGAAGCCGTTACATTCTAAGTTACAGCCGAAAAATCTAAGCCAGACTGTTGGTGTGCCTGCCAGTTCTGCCTCGCCTTGAAACGACCAGAACATTTCGGAATATCGAACCTTCATATACAATCCTCATAATATATAAGACAAGTATATTATATTTAGACATCAATGTCAAGCGCTGTTTCATCTTTTTTGTCAAAATATTTTGGCCGTCTTTTTGGCGTATTTGTGTTGGCCTTATTGAGTTCTTGTCGGTCACGGGCGTTCTGATCAAGTTGTTCTTGTACCCAATTTAAGTATTCATAATTGCCACTGTCACCCTCAATTTCATCAAGCAATTGTTGAAGGTCAATGCTTTGTAGATATCTGAGTTTAGTTTCAGATTGTTTGGCCTCTTTCTTTATTCTACGTATAAAACTGTAATACGTTATCTGTGTAAAATAAGCGAAAGGGTTGTTAGATTTTTCCGGATTGAATCTATCAGCATAACGTAAGCAGTTCTCAATGCCGTCTAGGATCATTTCGTCTCGGAAAGTATAGTTTACAAAATTAGACTTATAGGCCAAATGATTTGATATTTTAACAAAACATTCGCCCAAGTAGTTTGTACACCTAGGTGTGGGGTCTCCTTTTGCCACTGCGGAATCCCACTCAGTCTTCCAGTCCTTCATGGCCTGAAAAAATTCTTTATTGTTAATGTAATGTGCTGGACTTTTACTCATAATACCACCATTATATAGTTTAAATTTTTATTTGTCAAGCGCTAAATAATGCTTGACATAGTTTCACCATCTTGTTATACTTGTGCTGTCGGCATGAAAGGGATAGTCTAATGTACAATATCATCCTTTTTTAACAATCCATCTAGCACTTCTTTCATATATTCTGCTTCTTCTTTTGTGTATTCAGGCTCTTTGTTTTTGACATAAGCATTACCATCATAAGACATACCTATGTTATAAACAGTGTTTACCATTTCTTCATAAGTTGTTACAAGTCTTTCATCTAAATCCGTGGTATATAATATATTATAACTATCTATTATAATGTCCTTATTCTGAGTCATCACCAACAGGGGCCTTAATACCATTTGTTCACCTACAAGTTTACCTTGCGGATCGTGCATAGGTTTAGAGTATACTTCTAAAGGATTAGCAATCAAAACATCTTCTGGGGTAAACTCTGTCTCACCTACCACTGTAATATTATTTGTCAGTTTAATAACTTTATAATTATTCTGCATTTATAGGTACTCTTACAAGTTTGTAATTAAATCCTTCTTCATTATAAATTTTTATACGCTCTACCATATGATGTAACGTATAGTTTTTCTTAGACTTCCATTGTAAGTCATCACCTACATCAAACAAGTTACAAGAGGTTTTATTATCTCCTTTACGCAACCCTCGACCAATACTTTGTAAGTTTCGGATTCTACTTTTGCTCGGTGAAGCAAAAACAATATTGTGTAAGTTCCTAATATTTATGCCTGTTGAAAATGTCCCATATGACGCAATAATAATAGCATCTTTTTCTTTTTCTGTGATAGCACGTATCTGTTCTCTTGTGTCAGTATCAGTACCGCCAAATACAAAAAATACTTTTCTGTCAGGGCATTTTGTCGAAATCATATCGTGCAATATTCTGCCATGCTTTTCTACATACTGAAACAAAACAAGTGTATTTCCTTGTTGTGTAATAGACAAATTACGTATTACGATATTGCGTTTAGGGTTTGTAACCAACCAATCCATTTCCTCTTGGTAAGTCATACCCTTTACTGCTTTTCTTTCAGCATCAGAGTAATCTAATACCATTGCTATAATTTTCAAATCAGCAACTTGATTAGTGTCCATCAATTTTTTTGTAGTAATAACTTTTTTGACTTGCCCAAACACACCCTCTAATACTAGTTTGTGTGTCTTTGTGCCGTCAAGTGTACCTGTTGTGCCAATACGGTACGGTGTGTTTACGCATTTGTCTAATATAGTAGTAAGAGATTTTGCTTTGAATAGGTGAGCCTCGTCACCGTATACTACGTCAAACTGCTCGAACCAGGACTTAGGAAACTTGTAGATCGATTGCCAAGTAGAAATTGTTACGGGGTATTCGTTTGACTTCTCTTTTCCGCCGTAGATTCTATGACAGTTCTCAGAGACCTTCCAGGCATCTGCTGTTGCATAGTCTTGGAAGTCCCCATACATTTGCTCAACGAGGGAGGTTGTTGGCACAATGATGAGCTGCTTGCGATTAAGATGTTGATGATAACGCATAAGGCTATAGATAATAAGAGACTTCCCAGATGCAGTGGGGGAAAGTAAGAGTGACCTACCTTCGTTGATAGTATGTTTGACAGCCTCGATTTGATAGTCTCGTATTTCAATGTCTTTGCCTCCGCTTTGTAGTTTTAATTTTTTAGCAAAGTTTTCTACGTACTGTGTTGATACAGGATCTCCTATATCTTGTATGTTTATTTCGATAGGGTATTCTAATGTATTACTAAACTCTTGTAAGTAAGGCAGAAGTCCTACATACAGTTCTTGTCTGTACATATTATATAAGCGAGCCTTGCCATCCCACATACGTGAACGATACAGCGGCATAAACTTAGCACCGGGCACATCAAATGTAAAGAAATCATTGAGCTCTTGTGATATACTGGGCTCTGTTTCTATTTTAAGATAAACTTCATTCTTCTTACTGACTTTTATCATAACAGTCCGTTAGTAAACTTAGTCCACTCTACAGCATTTTTGATGTCCCAAGTTCTACTACTCAAAGACTTCATAATCATTTCGCACTGATATAGACAGGCTTTTATATACTCTATCTTATCATCTAGTTTGATAATATCAGCATCACTATCTAAGTAATCTGACATTTGATTGTTCAAAGGTGCGGGGCCTAAGTATTGTTCCCAACCAAGACCTTCAAGCTCTTCTCTGCTCAGTTCGCCTCTAAAATACTTCCACTTAATTCTACGCAAAGATAGTTTTTGTGACTCACACTTTCTAAGTTGAAGTTTAAATGTGGTTAAGTAGTTAAGGTATTTTGCGTGAAGCTCAGGAGTTTTAGTAGATTCACTACCAAGATTCAATTCGTCAAGTTTACAATCAGAGGACCACTCTGATTGAAGTTCGTTCAATGTAATCATAATGTACCTGCATCAATAATATAAAGTATTTATAACGTGTTTATCTTATACTGTCTGTACCTGAATGTTGCTATACCCACAAAGTATTCTGAATCTGTCAAGTCAAAATCTAATCCACTTAGAGCAGTGGGGAAGGCATCCTGAAATTTTATCTCTACTGATGGGTTGTCATTAGAATCTAATACAAACAAACTTGCATCACTATATAATCCTTCTATAGTGTTAGTAGCCGTTTTGCCTGGGAATCTATATAACTGACTGTTTAGATAGTTTGTATACTGTTCTGTGTCTTCAGGATTACCCATGCCTATAAGCCAGTTATACAGTTCTTTATAGTTCTGCATACCTTCTTGTATTAGGAATCGAATGTTGAGAGTACCGAATGTAACTTTTTCACCTGGCATATAATAGTCAACAAGAGGTGTTGCCTTTACTGCTTCGCCTAAAGTTATATCTGGGATATTTGCTGATTGACAAAAGAAAGAGACATTTGGCAGGTTGTGAACCTGAAAACGAAAACCATTAGGTTTTAAGTAATCAAGTTCACCGGGGTTGCCTGCATCAAATGTGCTTTCTGTTATGTTACTTGTTGGAGTGTATGCCATAGTAGTTACCTATTTCGTATCTACTATTTATAATACCTGCAATACGGGGTACAAAATCGTTATTGACAGATAAGTGTACACAGAATACTAAATACAATGCGTAATATTTAGAAACCATAGTTAGCAAACACAATTGCCGCTGGCAATCCGAAAGCTATAACTACAGTAGATACTGCCTGAAGTGTTGCGAGTGCGATTTCACGCTTTTTCATTTCTTAAAATCCTTGCCTTATGGGCGTTAATAGTGTTACGATAATATACAGAAACGGGGGTAAGTGTTACTGTACAACACTATATATAATAACAAGGATTTTAAGAGTTGTCAAGCCCTAATCCACATTCTTCCAAGTAAATGCCCCGAAGAACATTTCGTCTTCAGACATCAGCCCCCAAGGTACTTCTCTTGCTGGGTCTGGATTCATTGGATTGTCTGCACTATTATCAAATGCACCTTCTACGAACAAACGAGTTCCTGCAGGAATAAACTTAGGCTCTTTCCATGTGTATGAAAGTTGCCAAGCATAGTCATACTTAGGAATGTCGATTAGTTCTTCTTCTGTGCCATCAGCATAGATTGCCTTAGCTCGCATACTCTTACCACGGAAGTGCATATGTGGTAGGAATGTATGTAGTCTAATATCATTCTTCAGAGTAATCTCTGATCTCTGCACAAAGTTAGGATCAAAAGGTGGAATCGGTGTCCATTTATCAGGGAAGATACAAGCACAGTCACCTGCCATTCTCTCCTCTGGTACTACACCTTCATCGTGGAAGTACAAACCTATTCGTGCTCTATCTGTTCTTGCAGTACCGTCAGGTGTGTAGTGTAACTGTAGATTCACAATTGAACCTGCTCGCAACAAACCACCTGTGTTCTCGTCATAGTAATCAGGATCACCGCCAGGCACATATGCACTGATAGTTGCATACTCCATATTGCCTTGTCCTTCGCCCTGTGCGCCTAACAAATTGCCGTTACGCTCACCTGGTATAGATACTGTGTTAAGCATGTGGTGCATCACAGTAGGCTCTGAGGGCAAGAACTCTGAACCACGCAACCACTTATCTTCTGTTAGACCAAGATCAACACTTGTGTATCTGTATGGAATCGCATTAGGACCCATTGTACCAACTGCTGGAATCTCCTGAGGTGGTACTTCAATAATCATATCAGGTTCGCCGTGTACCCACTCTGAAGTAGAGTAAGTAGTTTCTGTAAGAGGATCTACATCTCCCTCAACAGGTGCGCCTGCGTCAATCCACGCTACAATCGTATCAACTTCACGGTTGCTTAGTGTTCTGTGATTAACAATTGTACCTGCATACTTGCGATCAATTTGACCTGGAGGCATACGCTTTGACACAATAGCCTCTTTAATTGCAGGTGCAAATCCTTGTAACATTTGATAGTTAGTCATTGCCCAAGGAGCAATACCACCTTCTCTGTGACACGCTTGACATTGCTCTACAAAAATAGGCGCAACATCTCTCGCATAATCAATCTCGTCTGCTTGTGCTCTTGCTCCTGCAAGTAAAACAAGTATACCGAACGTAGTCACTGCTGCGTTTAATCTAGTCATCTAAGACCTCCTGTGATTGCTTTATCCACATCTGCATAGTCTGATTGTTTTGATAATTAGACTCTTTAGAAGCCTCACCAAACGTATCAATAACCCATTGAGCGCAGTCTTTACTACGCCCATGGTAAGATAATACATCAATCATTGCCGGCTATCATCCTTTGTGATTTCAATTGTTCAAATCCTTCATCGTCTAAATGAGTGATAGCAAGCCAAGCGTGAGTCATCTCATCGCCTGTGCGTGAACCGCCCATTACAAACATATCTGGATCTGGGTTATTTGGATTGTTTGCTGTGTTATCATACCATTGCTTGAGAATGATAACTGCGCCTGCTGGGATCAAAGGCGCTACGTCTGGAGCATATAAATGACTGTGATGCCATGTTGCACTCCACTTTGAAATTTGACTAACTGCTTCTGTTCGTCCTGTTTCCGGGTAGAATATTTCTAAACTTGCTGCGTTCATGCGCAAGTGACCGTGTGGCTGAAAACTATCTAAACGTACAGGATGATCGAAACTGTGAAAGCCCTGAGTCATTGCATATCCATTGGGTGGGACTACTAAGTCGTCCTGGTCCCCAAGGCGATACAAGCTCAAATCTTGTTTGTATTTCAATTGTGCGCTTTCCTCTTCTGTGTATAACCAAAGTCCGATCTCTACTACATTGTCTTTGATTACAGAACCTGGAGCCATTGCGCCAAGACCACCTGGGAACATGTGAATATCCCAAGACACTTCTGCGTTTGCTGGGATTGTACGACAAACTCCTTCTGGTACAATCTCTCCCCACTTTCCCATAGCGTACTCAGTGAGCATGCCTTCACGCCCTTCCGCTGTGATGATAGATGAGTTAGCGTGATGTACTACTGA